TGCTATGGGTAGTTTATCTGATACAAACAGAACTACTATGATTGATGTACCTGCAGAAACTGCAGTAAGAATTGATACAATATTATTAGCAAACATTGACGGAACTAATGCTGTTGACGCAACAGTAGAAATTAGTAATGACAATGGTTCAACTTATTATAAAATCGCAAGTACAATTTCTGTACCTGCAGATTCAACATTAGATTTAATTGCAAGACCTATCTATTTAGATGAAACAGATTTAATTGCTGTTACAGCTGGTGCTGCTAACGATTTAGCTTTTCATGTTTCTTACGTAGAGATGGTTGACTAGTAAATTTTAGGAGGAAAGAAAATGCCAAGAATTATAAAATCAGCAAAAGGAAGTTTCACATCTTCTTCTGTAACTATTGATTCATCAGGAAGAGTAATTACAGCTTCATCTGGTTCAGGTGGCGCTGTCATGACACCTAAAGTATTCGCAACTGGTCCTGCTACTGGTACTTACACTAGTAATGGAAATACAGTTACAATATTTGCTGCTTCAGGTGGAGGCGGCGGTGCGGGAGTTGACACTTCTGGACCAAATAATGTTAATGGTGGAGCAGGTGGATACGGAGTGCAAGGTATTTTTACTGATAGCATTACTCCTCCTTTCTCACAACCTTATGCTGTTGGAGCTCCTGGAGCTAGAGGAAACAGAGCAATTCCTGGTAATGCTGGAAGTGCTGGAGGAGCAACTAATGTCGCTAATCTTATTACTTTAAACGGTGGAAATGCTGGAAATGCAGGTCCTGAAACTGCACCTGGTAATCCTGGAAACCCAGGAACTGCTGCTGAAGGAACTTTTTTAAAAACTTATAATGCTAGCGCAAATCAAGGTCCTGACGTTTCAGATAGTGATATACCAAACATGACTGGTAGATTTGGTCTTGGAGGTGCTGGTATGCAAAGAACTACTAGAAATGGTAGTGCTGGAGGAGCTGGTTTCTTATATATTTTTGATAACGGATAATCATGGCAAAACATTTTATATTTCAAGATAATCAATTTTATAGATTAGCACCTACTGATGCTAAAAAAGATTTTTGGTTAAGCACTTCTGCAGGTCTTGTATCAAAAGAAGTAAGTGATGCTGATTATTTTAAAGTTGCTGTTCTTAAATCACAAGCTACTTTAAGTGGAGATACAGTTAACTACGCTGATGTGACTGTTTTTCATAAACAAGATACAGTAGATGATGATGCTAATTCTGATGTAGCTAAAAATATTACAGATGCAAGTGAAGCACAGAATATATTAACAGAGACTAGAGATAATTTAATTGCAGATTTTAAACATTATTCAGACAAACATTATGATAATGATGCTGAAGTAAAAGCTATGGTTGCATTTTTAGAAGCAATTGATATAGGCGCTGTTACTTCTTGGAATAGCACAGATAGTGTAATGGAATATATTTATAACCTTACTGATTGTCCTCAATTATTCCCTTTAGAAATAACTAATAACTAGTTTACTTTTTAAAAATTATATGTATATTGATTTCTATGAATTTAGAAAGCTATATAAAGATATACGATAATGCTTTGCCTGTAGAAAACATATCATCTATAATTAAATATTCATTAAAACAAAAATTTACACCAGCAGGAGTTGGTAAAAATAATATAGTAAATAAAGAAATTAGAAATGTTAAAAGTTTTAGTCTAACCGAATGGAATTGTAACTCAAAAACTAAAATTCATTGGTGTAATTATTTAGGTTATTTTTTTAAAAATTATTTTGAAAAATATTCAAAAGAAGTCTCTCCTGAAATAGGAACATCAATGTCTACTATATCTAGTTTAGAAATATTAAAATATCAAGAAGGTGGTCTTTATCAAACTCATATAGATCATTTTTCAAATAATCCAAGAATTCTCTCCGGTATCTTATTATTAAATAATGATTATAAAGGGGGTGAATTAGAATTTTTTAATCCTACTACACAAAAGCTTATAGTAAAAGTTGAGGTTGAACCAGGTAGATTAATAATTTGGCCAAGTTGTTTTTTATATCCACACGCAGTTAAACCAATAAAGAAGGGAACAAGGTATTCAATAATATCATGGGCATCATAAGAAAAGATTTTAATTATAAATTAATTGAAAATTTTTTTACAAAAAAAGAAATAGAATTAGGCAGACATTATTTTCATTTACTACATAAAAGAAATGTTAATAATTTTGATGCTCCTTTAGAACAAAGTAGTAGCAACAATGGTGATTCTGTTTTTTATAGTGATAGTTTTTCAGATGCTATTTTAATACAAAAGAAAAAAATAATGGAAAAAGAAACAGGATTATCTTTAATACCAACGTATGCTTTTACAAGATTTTATACCTATAATGCAGAATTAGTAAAACACACAGATAGACCAGCATGTGAAATATCTGTTTCTGCTATGTGGGATAGTGATGGAACTAAATGGCCATTATACGTTGATGGAAACCCTGTTGATATGAAACCTGGTGATGCTGTAATTTATTTAGGATGTGAGTCAAAACATTGGAGAGAAAATTTTGAAGGAGATTTTCATCTACAAACTTTTTTACATTATGTAGATAAAAATGGACCCAACATAAAACATGCTTATGATGGATTTAAAAAACCTTTACGTCTAACTAAAATGTATAGCCCGGAGATATAATGAAAAAAAATAAAGATATTGGTTATGAAGAAAGAGAAAAAAAAGGACTTAAAAGATATGTAAAGATAGTAGATTCTATAGCTATGTTTGATAATTTTATGTCACCAGAATTATGTAAAAAGTTAATAAATATTTTTGAAAAAGAAAAAGATTCAAAAGCTTATGATAGATTTAATTCTGAAAAAGCAGCAAAAGGAAATAAAGATGATTTAGCAATAAGTTTTAGTAAAACAAATAATTGGCCTGGTGAAATAGACGAGGTATGTGGAATATTAAGAGAAGCATTATCAATTTATGATCAAAAAACAGGATATACGGGTTTTTGTGGTATAAGCGATTTACATTTTACAACTATAAAAATTCAAAAAACACTTCCAGGAGGTGGGTATCATGTATGGCACATAGAAAGAGGTCACAAAGAGTTTTCTTGTAAAAGAGCTTTAGTTTGGACTGTGTATTTAAATGATATTAAAGAAGGTGGAGAAACAGAATTTTTACTTCAAAAACAAAGGATTAAAGCAAAAACAGGTCGTGTGTGTATATTCCCTGCAGATTATCCTTACGTGCATAGAGGAAATCCGCCTTTACAAAAGGACAAATATATATTAACTTCTTGGTTTTTATCAACATAATATGCAATTTAAATTTACAGAAAAACATTTAAAATTAAAATTTTCTTGGAAAGAAATACTTTTAATTATTTTAAAAGGAGGCCATTATCCATTAGAAAGAAAATCTTGTTATGAATTTTCAACTGTTTTAATGGGAGTAATAACTAAAGCAACTCAAATGTATGGAGATGGCAAAGAACACGGAGTTATAGAAGATAAAGACGTGCCAGATGACTACGAAAAATAGCAGCTTTTAAACTATTTAAATATGTGATATTACCTATATCATTAGAAAAAAAGGATTCTTATGTTACAGAAAATAGGTTTTCAACCAGGTATTAATAAACAAATTTCCGAAACTACAGCTGAAGGACAGTGGGTAGACTGCGATAATGTTAGATTTAGATACGGAACACCTGAAAAAATAGGTGGTTGGAAGCAGTTAGGTACAGATGATTTAACAGGAGCTACTAGAGGTCTTCATCATTACGTTAATAGTTTAGGTAGAAAATATGCTATTATAGGAACTAACAGAATTTTATATGCATTTTCTGGTGGAGTATTTTATGACATACACCCTATTAAATCAACAACCACACTTACAAATTGTTTTAGCACAACTAATGGATCACCTACCGTTACAATAACTTTTTCTGGTGCACATAACATACAAGAAGATGATATTATTCTTCTAGATAATTTTACTGCTATAACTAATTCTAATTTTAGTGCCTCTGATTTTGATGATAAAAAATTTATGGTAACGTCGGTGCCATCAACAACAACTTTAACTATTACAATGCCCTCAAACGAATCAGGATCAGGTGCAACAACATCAGGTGGTATTAGAGTACAACATTATTATCATGTTGGTCCAGCAGTCCAAGCAAAAGGTTTTGGTTATGGATTAGGATCTTGGGGTGGTGAAGCAGCCGGAGCAGTCACTACAACTTTAAATGGGGCATTGTTAGATGATACTGCAGGAACAGGTGGATCAGGGACTTCTATAACTTTAACAGATGCTTCACAGTTTCCAACTTCAGGAACTAATTTTATACAAGTTGGTAATGAAGAAATATCTTACACTGGTGTTTCTGGAAATAATTTAACAGGGATTACAAGAGCGGTTAGAAATTCTACAAGGTCTGCACACTCTGATGGAGCTACAGTTACAAATTCAACTGATTATGTTGCATGGGGTGAAGCAGCATCAGGTGACTTAATTATTGAACCTGGTATGTGGTCTATAGATAATTTTGGTGACAAAGCTATTTGTTTAATTCACAACGGTTCTGTATTTGAATGGGACTCTTCTTTATCAAATGCAACAACTACAAGAGCAACTATTATATCTGGTGCACCAACAGCGTCACGTCACATGTTAGTTTCTACTCCTGATAGACACTTGGTATTCTTTGGAACAGAGACAACAATTGGTGATACATCTACGCAAGACGATATGTTTGTTAGATTCTCGGACCAAGAAGATATTAACACTTATACACCTACAGCAACTAATACAGCTGGTACACAAAGACTGGCTGACGGATCACGGATCATGGGAGCTATTAGAGGTAGAGATGCGATTTATGTTTGGACTGATACCGCATTGTTCACTCAACGTTTTGTTGGACAACCATTTACATTTGCCTTTGCACAGGTTGGAACCAACTGTGGACTTGCTGGACAAAATGCATGTATAGAAGTTGATGGTTCTGCATACTGGATGTCAGAAAATGGTTTTTTTAGATATGCTGGTAAACTAGAATCATTACCATGTTTAGTAGAAGATTTTGTTTATGATGATATAAATTTAACTTCTGGTAATCAAATGATATC